GTTACCTGCAAGAAATGCGGGGTGGCGGGACATACCACACACGTTTGCCGCAATTTGCTGACGGACTTGCCGGAAGGCCAGCCGTCCGGCGGGAAGATGTCGTTGGAGCCTGCCTCGAGGCAGGCATTCCAGTCCCCCCCCACCAGCAACCCAATTTGGCGAACAGCCGCTCAATCATCAACAATTTCCGGAACAGATTCGAGGCCCCGATCAGTAGGTTCCTCAACCGGGAGTGGCTCAGCGGGACCAGTGCCGAACCCCGTCTTACCGACGGGGAACGGGTCTGGCTCATGCTGATGCTTCACTCGGTCTTCGGACCTTATGTACAGGGCCACACGGTTGTAAATGTTACTTCCGCCGATGTGAGCCAGGAGGCTCGTCCGGGTTATTTGATGTCGAGTTCTTATGATTGGTTTTGTGAAGTGGTGGAGGAGAATGAACCTTACATGTATGCTTTTGAAGGTCTTGTGCGTGAGAAGCATTGGCTTGTTGGAAAATTGTATGGTTCCGTCTTTCTGAAAGATCAGCCCGAGACGCTTGCCAAAATCTCTGGTGATGAGGTTCGGTGTGTTTTCGGGTTCAACGCATTTATGCGTTGGTTGCAGGCTAGGTATGGAAAGGGGTTCGCTCAGCGATTGCTCAATACCGGTTGGTTTCATCCCGCGAAAAGCGCCATTAACAAGTGGCGTGGGAATTTTCACCGGTTCGTTCAGTCGCTGTTTGCCCAGGGAGGAGGCCGCACGGCGGAAACGCTTCCGGCCGACTTCCCAGGTTTTGACATGCGCTCTCCTCAAGAGTTTTCTGAGCTGTATCACCAATTTAGGTCGGAAACGGCCATTTGGTCTCCGGAGGAGCAGCTGGTCGCCGATGAGATTCGACGCTGGGAATATGAAACCCCTATGATGGACTTTACTGGCCATCTTTGGGTTGGTCCCGGTGTTCCGCACGTGTCGCTTTATTCTTCTCCTTGTGCTCTTGAGGGTGAGGATGATTGGCTTCTAGTGTGGAAAGAGTGGTGCGGTAATTATTCCGGGAAGTACACCAATACTACCGAGAATTGCATCGTCAATTTCCTCCATTGGGCCTTGTGCCTGAAACGTGGTTTGCGTCGGTGCCCGCTTTATTTCTTCGATTTCTGCGTCGGTCTTGCTGTCGCTGGTGATGACACGGTTCTTGTTGGGCATGATCTTCCTAGTTTGGAGTTCATCATGCGGTTCATCACCGCATGGGGGTGGCCGATTGAGTCTCGTCACCTTGCCCGTGGCGGCCTTGAGATTTTTGAGTTTCTCGGTTGTAATGCTTACATTGGGGCGAACGGCACAATTGAGCCTGTGTTGAAATACAAGCGCACGATTGCCGCCCAGATGTACGCCACGAAGAAAGAACCTACGGAGCTTGCGCAGGCTGTGGACCAGCTTCTGCTTGAGGGCTATTACAGCGCTGAGTGTCGGAAGTATTGCGCTGGCATGCGTAAGCGGCTTGCTCCGCTTTGTCCGACCTACCGCTGGAAAACCCTAGCGGAGATAGCTAGGTCCTACGCCGTTAAAGCGTAGACTTGCCGCTCTATTACCGTGGTTCAAACTGGATCCGGTTGTGTCAGATCGATCTGTACTTTACGAGTTTCCTGCTGCTTCTCGTGAGTTTTTAGTGTCTCTGTCGTGTGAGGATCTTTTGTGGATTTCTGTTTTTCTGCGTCGTGTTGCTGGTCCCGTTAACTTTCTGGCTTTTGCAGATCTTATTCTTAAGATTGACGCTTATTATCAGGAACGGACCCTTACGTTGAGTTCGCAGTTCAGTTTTTCTCCTTAGTTCTTTCAGGTTTTGTTGTTGGTCTTGTCGGTTGGTGTTTCCATCGATACGTGATCAGCTCAAGTTGTCGTCGCAGAGATGGGTCGCAAGAACCGGACGGGTCGCAAGTCGACTCAGCCGGTGAAGGTGATTGATGGGATGGAGGTTGCTCTCCGTCCTCGTGCTGTTCCTCGCCGGCCTCAGGTGGTCGTTGTCGAGGGTAAGCAACTCAAGAAAAAGAAGAAGAAGCGTCTTGGTGCTGAGGGACGTCTGAT